GATCTAGACACACAGAGACAAACTCAGTTATAATCAATACATGACACCAAGTCATAAAAGGCTAACATTTTTTTAATAAAGGAACCATAATGGCAACATTAGCAGAAATCAGAGCAAAACTAGAAGCTCAAGAGAAAAACAAGCAGGCTACGCCTGCACAAGACGGTGCAATTTACCCGCACTGGAATATCCCAGAAGGATCAACAGCAATCGTGAGATTCCTACCTGATGCGGATACAAACAATCCATACTTTTGGGTTGAGCGTCAAATGATCAACTTGGACTTCCCAGGTATCAAAGGTCAAGACGAACACAAGCGTATATCAATCCCTGTTCCATGTATCGAAATGTACGACAGCAAGTTAAAGTGTCCAGTGCATGAAATTATTCGTCCATGGTTTAAAGATCCAACATTAGAAGCAACGGGACGCAAATATTGGAAAAAGCGTAGCTATGTTATGAGTGGTTTTGTAATTCAGAACCCACTACCTGAAGACAAGAAACCAGAAAATCCAATTCGTCGTTTTGTTATCAGTCCACAAATCTTTACAGTTATTAAAGCAAGTTTAATGGATGCAGAAATTGAAGAACTACCAACAGACACCAAGCGTGGTTTAGATTTCCGTATTAACAAAACTTCTAAAGGTGGCTATGCTGATTACAGCACTAGTTCATGGGCTCGCAAAGAACGTGAATTAAGCAACGAAGAAAACGAAGCAATCATTCAAAATGGTTTGTTTACACTAAACGACTACTTGCCAAAGCGTCCAGATGATGCACACTTGCAAGCTATTGTTGAAATGTTCCAAGCTTCAGTTGATGGCGAAATGTACGACCCAGATCGTTGGGCAAAATACTACAAGCCATATGGTTTGAAAGAAACTGGCAACACTAGTTCAAGCACAACCGCAGCCGCACCAGGTGTAGTTGTATCAGGAACACAAGCAGTTTTAGACGAAGTAAAACGTAGAAGCACAGTAGCATAAAAAAGGCCCTTGCGGGCCTTTTTTAATATTATGATAACATTACCAATCAGCAACAGAGATTTACTTAGAAGCATCATGGTGCAAGTGCCTGCGGCAGGCGTGCGTTTTTGTGATCCAAGACTACAAGAAGCACAAGAAGACAAGATCCTGGGCCTGTGCAGTCTTGAAATAGTTAAGTGTGCAGAAATAAAAGAAACTGTCTTGATTTATGATGCAGATGGCACTGCTAGACCACACACCACAACACGCCAAAAACATGAAGTGTGGATAGTGTATGATGATGAAGAATTGCAGTTTTTGAAACGACTTGAGTGGGGCTTGGTATAAATAACAGTGAGAGAGTTTTACAGCCATTTTTCTTTCTCACCTCCCGAAAGCCTCAGTGGTCAGACTCTGGGGCTTTCATCTGGCATAAGTAAGTGTATGAGTGAAACAAACAAATACCAGGCACGAGATCCCAAATGGGGCGAGAAAATTATCACAGGCATTGTGGTTGGCCGTAATCGGGTTGTAGTTCCTCCAACGGAAGTGGAGCATCTTGCAAGTCTAGGTTGTACGGATCGTGAGATAGCACAGTATTTTGAAGTTAGTGAAAGCACATTACGCTATCAGCTTAGTTCCTATCTTGCAAAAGGTCGCCATCAACTACGCACCACACTGCGTCAAGCACAGTTGCGTGTGGCCTTAGAGGGAAATCCTACTCTGCTAATCTGGCTTGGGAAAAATATCTTATCGCAAAATGATAATGGCACCACTAGTGATGATCGTCAACCACTACCTTGGACTGACAGCCTGGATGATGATGCAGTTGAACCGGATGACGAAAATCATACTGAAGTACTAGAACAAGATGCTGATACAGAAGCAGGATGATTATGAACTGCGTGTGAGTTTGAGTTGGCTCAGTCCCGAAGAACTACATTTAAAGTTTACTACAACAATATTAGACAGTGTTAGCGGCACTACGCACAATCGCAGTTATTTTGTCTCTCCACAAGAAGCCCAGCTGATCGCTGACCATATCAACGATGTGTTATGCCGCTAAGTTCCCGGCAACAACTGATAGCTGACTGTCCAACAAGGTTTCGAGTAGTCCTGGCTGGGCGCCGTGGAGGCAAAACATTTTTAATGATGCGTGAGGCCTGCAGGTTTGCAAGCAAGCCCAACAGCATAGTCTGGATCCTGGCCAATTCAAGACAGCAAATTAAAAGTTTGTGTTGGACCAAACTCAAGAAAAAATTAAACAGTCTCAATTGGATTCAAGACACCAATGAAAGTGAACTCACAATTCGTCTTGTTAATGGCAGTCAAATATGTTTGAAGTCAGCAGAGCAAGGAGATAACTTGCGTGGTGAAAGTTTAGACGCAGTATTGATTGATGAGTTCTGTGACATTGACTTAGATGAAATATGGAGTCAGATCATCAGGCCATCCTTAGCAGATAAAAAAGGCCACGCCATGTTCTGCGGAACTCCCAAGGCTGGCAATCAAGCCGCTAGAGACTTGTACGACAACTATCTAACTAAAAAGAATTGGGCTTCATTCTCATACACCACTGAAGAAGGTGGGTTTGTAGACCCAGAAGAAATAGAGCAAGCACGCCAAGATCTCAGTCCCAAGGTGTTTGCGCAAGAATATCTTGCCAATTGGGTTACATTTGCTGGTATCATCTTTGGAGAATTTGGCGAACACAATATTCGTGAAGTGCGTAAGCCCTCAGCAACAGAAACTGTGTTCATTGGCATGGACTTTAACGTGACTCCGGCAGTTTCTGTGATTGGTAGGCAAACACAGTCTGGCATTGAAATATATGATGAAATATTTCTTGACAACAGTAACACACAGGAGATGATTGATGAAATCCGCAACAGATACCCCACAAACCCTGTCACAGTGTTTCCAGACCCTGCTGGGGTGCAACGCAAAACTTCCGCTGGAGGCAACACAGATATCAGATTGCTTGAACTGGCTGGATTCACCACAAGATACCACAGACAACACCCACTTGTACGAGACCGTATTAACTGCGGCAACAGTTTGTTCTTTAAACGAGATGATGGAACTACTAGGTTTACGATAGATCCCACAGCCAAGAAAACCATTGCTTGCTTAAAGAATTGGGCTTACAAAACGGATTCTATGATACCTGACAAAGGCTCTTCTTGGGATCACGCATGCGATGCATTGACTTATATGATTCAATTCTTGTTCCCAATTACAAAACCTACCACACCCGTTGCACCGCAACGCTTTGGCCACAGAGTTGGCTGACTAAATACTTTAACATTTTAAGGAGCCTGATCACATGGCTGAATTACAAACATTTCAAAATGCCTATTTGCTGGCAACGGCAGGCAACACCACGTACAGCCGTAATCAACTGCGCTGGAAGTTTCTTCTTGACAGTTATACAGGTGGTCAAGCCTATCGTGAAGGCGCATACCTACAGCGTTACGCACTTGAAAGCGATAGAGAATACGCTGCTCGATTAAACAACACTCCCCTAGACAATCAGTGTCGCAGTTTAATTTCACTTTACACCTCCTTTCTATTTCGCCAAGAACCCAAACGTGAATTTGGCAGTTTAGAAAATAATTTCTCAATTGAAGCCATCTTACGAGACGCTGACCTAGATGGGCGTAGCATGAATGCTTTCATGAAAGATGTAGCACAATGGGCCTCAGTATTTGGACATGTTTGGATTTGTGTGGCCAAACCTGATGTGGGTGCTGTAACCCTAGCTGATGAAATGGCTGTGGGTGCAAGACCATATCTATCACTTTACAATCCCTTGGCGGTGACTGATTGGCGTTGGGCTCGCCAGCCAAATGGCAGTTACCAATTAGAATATATCAAGTATGTGGAAGAAGTCAATGGAACTGAAACTGTTGTTAAAGAGTGGACAGCAGACACTATCACAACTTATAACTTAGACACACAACAAGAACGTGTCACAGACATGATTCAAGAAGTCAATGGCTTGGGCTACTTGCCATTTGTTTGTGCTTATGCTGAACGCAGTCCTGTGCGTGGATTAGGCAATAGTTTAATTGATGACATTGCTGACCAACAGCGTATGATCTACAATGAACTGGCAGAAGTTTATGACAGTATCCGTTTAGACACGCATCCATCACTTGTGGCCACAGCAGGCACAAACGCACAAGGTGCGGCTGCTGGTCAAGTTATCACCATGGAAGAGAATTTAGACCC